AATCTACTGGCAAGGGTGGTCATTGTAGTGAATTTTTTATTAAAAATGCTTTTGTTAACTAAAAGAAAAGTGGACAGTTTGCCTAATCTACCTAACACAGAATTTATAAAAGCAACAATAGAACCAGTTATTGAAGTTACTAAACTTACTTATATAGATGGCTTTGGGGAAGAAAAAATAGAAACAGGCATTGATGATATAAATATTACAGTAACAGAAATTTGAGATAACCCATTATAGGAGGGGATTTTATGAACGTAAAAACTAATTTAAAAATACATAATAGATTCGATGTTGAGGTAAGAGATAAATACACAGGAAAACTTAAGCAAAGAGCACAGGGAGAAAATATAGTCCTTGATAAAATGTATGATAGGCTTTGTGCTGGTAGTTCTTATTTCACAAATATACATTTTGGGAGTGGTAATACAACTCCTGTTGCTACCAATACAGCATTGAACACTCATGAAGGAACAAAATCTGCAACCACAGTAGAAACAGTTAAAGCTATCCCAACTACTACTTGGCAGAGAATGATTACCTTAGAGCCAGAAGATGCTGTAGGGGTTAATATAAGAGAACTAGGTATAGCTTATGGCTCTACTTCCAGTTATTTGGTTACCCATGCATTACTTGAAGATAGTGAAGGAAATTCTATAAGTATACTAAAAACAGATACAGATGTAGTATATATTTATGCTACGGTTTTTATAACTTTAGAAAATTCAAATACTGATTTAGTTTATGTACCTATAAATCGTGGAAATGATTTAATAGATTATCTTACAGGTGGTTCTTTTCCGTATGGAAGTTTTGGAATGAATGAAATACTAAATTCTTATCAGAGATTAGGCTCGTCTCCTAGTGTAAGTTGGACAGCAGATATTTCCAATAAAAAAAGAAAAACAGATGTAGTTAGATTTGATAAAGATACTGCAAATGGTCATGTTCAAGCTATAGATTTTTCAGATGTATTTCAATTAAAATTACCTTCTACTGGAATTTTTGCTGGACAGGATTATGCCGGGGTTTCTGTTGGAACCGGAGATGGCGTCGAAGATGAGTTTGAACTTCCGTCCAGAAATATAAAAGATGGGAGTTTAGTCGTTAAAATTGATGGTACTACTACAACCGCTTTTACATCTAGTAAAATAAATTTAGCTGCAGATTTAGCAACACCACCTAACATGTCAAGTTATGGATATTCAGTATCTTTAAGTTCAGACGGTTCAGTTTTAGCTGTAGAAACTAGGGATACTTCGCCATATATAAAAATATACGATTGGGATGCTGGTTGGACAGAAAGAGCTACTCCACCTAATATGCCAAGTTATGGATATTCAGTATCTTTAAGTTCAGATGGTTCGGTTTTAGCTGTAGGGACTTATACTGTGTCACCATATGTTAAGATATACGATTGGGATGCTGGATGGACAGAAAGAGCTACTCCACCTAATATGCCAAGTTATGGATATTCAGTATCTTTAAGTTCAGATGGTTCGGTTTTAGCTGTAGGGACTTATTATGTGTCTCCTTATGTGAAGATATACGATTGGGATGCTGGTTGGACAGAAAGAGCAACACCACCTAATATGCCAAGTCGTGGATATTCAGTATCTTTAAGTTCAGACGGTTCAGTTTTAGCTGTAGGAACTATGGATAGGTCACCATATGTTAAGATATACGATTGGGATGCTGGATGGACAGAAAGAGCTACTCCACCTAATATGCCAAGTTATGGATATTCAGTATCTTTAAGTTCAGATGGTTCGGTTTTAGCTGTAGGGACTAAGGATACTTCGCCATATATAAAAATATACGATTGGGATGCTGGATGGACAGAAAGAGCTACTCCACCTAATATGCCAAGTTATGGATATTCAGTATCTTTAAGTTCAGATGGTTCGGTTTTAGCTGTAGGGACTTATAATGTGTCTCCTTATGTGAAGATATACGATTGGGATGCTGGTTGGACAGAAAGAGCAACACCGCCAAACATGCCAAGTTATGGATGGTCAGTATCTCTTAGCTCAGACGGTTCAATTTTGGCTGTTGGGATTTATAGTAGTTCACCATATGTAAAAGTATATGACTATAACGGTTTAATCTATAAAACTAGAATTAAATTTACAACAGCTCCAGCAAGTGCTGAAGCAATAACAGCGGATTACACAGTAAACGGTATTCACAAAACAATAAATTATGTAGTTGATATGTCTTACTCCATATATTTTGGAGAGGGTGTTTAAAAGAGGTGATTAGATGGAACTTAATTTTGAAAGTTTGGTAAATGTTTTCAGTGGAGATAATCCAGAAATTGTCCATATGCCTGACAATTCCGTTTGGGGTTTCAATGTTGAAACTGGAAGATTAGTTGGTGAAAATATTCCTCTTGATGCAGGTGATGTGGATTGGAGTGCAATATCATTTTCAGATTTTGGGATTGTTACAAAAGATAAAGAAATTTCATTAATGAGACTTAAAAACATTCCTAGAGTTGGTATATATGGAGTATGGCATCAAAACGAAATTCTAGATGTTGATTTGGAAGTTATCACTCCTGAAAGACATAGACTTGCTATATGGCAGGGCGAAATGGATATAAGCAAGTATCTTGATAATTTCAGCATTGAGTTTCGAGATAATACACCGATTGCATCTTCTAATATGTCTTTTGAAAATCCTAATCAAATATTGTCGGGTGAAGATGAAAGCCTGATTAAGCCAGGAATGAAGTTAGAGTTAAGCTTAAAAATGGGTGATAGTGAAGAATATCCTATCTCGATACAGTATGTAGACAGAGCAGACATGGGAGCTACAAGGTCAAATATATCTGTAGATGCTAGAAATGCATCAGGTAAACTTTTGAAAGACCAGACCTTAGACGAAAATAACGAATTTATTTTTCAAACTTATCATCTCAATGTTGTGGACCTCTTAGATAATGCAGGAATAACCGATTTCGATGTTCAGGATACTGGAGAATGGGAATACGGAATTGAACTTCCTAAGGACATGAGCTACCTTGAAGGCTTAGAGGAAATGATTAATGCCTCACTGAATTGGAAGGTAGTAGAGGACCAAGACGGAAAGATAATTGCTGGATCCACCGTAACTTTTTCAGATATTCAACGAAACAGTACATATGAATTCAACAGAGGGACAGACGTTTGGAGCAGGAATATTGTCCGAGATGATACAGATGTTTATTCTAGGGTTTGTGGAAAATTTGAGCTGACAACTGCTGGGGTAACAGAAACGCAATATACATATAAGCCTATTGTCAATGAGGCTGATTGGGATGTTGCTCCAAGCAAGACATTATACATAGATTTTCCAAACGAATCAGACGTAACGGAAACTACAGCAATACTTGAAGAACTTGCAGATAGACTTGCAGTAGCTGGAATACAAGAAACATTTGTAGGTCCAATCAGACCTCATCTGCTCCCAGGAGATGAAGCTAAGATAACGTCAGATTCGGGAACTAAATTAATTGGATTAATTATAAATGTTAAACATAATTTAGGCAAGAATGGTTTCTCAACAGAATTTACAGTTGATAGCTCCGGGCAGAAAGGCAAGCCAAAAATTAATGATTATATTAGTGAAGTTGCTAAAAAGGCTACAATGGGCAAAGGCGAAAGATTATATTAAAAGGGGAGACGATTTATGACATTTGATATTTATGAATTACTTGATAAAGGTTTTTTAGTTTTCTTTGCAGTAGTTGTCTTGTATGCAATATTTAAGACAGGAAAACTATTTACAACATATATTCCTACACTTTTAGAATCAGGGAAAGAATTTGTAAAAGTTTGGCACGATTTTGTAGATGCAGTAGAAAACAATTCTGAAGCAGTCGTGAAAAATACAGAAATTACAGATGCAAATTATAAACATTCAGAAACAGTTTTAAAAGAATTAAAATTAGTTAGCGACAAATTTGAAAGCCATGATTATAATGCTTTAGAAGTTAAAAAGAGTGTTGAGGAATTAATTGACCTTGTTAAAAATGCTGATGACAAAAAAGAAGTTTTAAATTTACTTAGAAAAATAATAAATAAATTGGAGGAAGAAAATTAATGGATATTAATATAATGGAACTTATACAACCAACTTTAATCATTTTGATAGTTGTGATTTATGTTTTAGGAATGTTTTTGAAAAAGATACCAAAGGTTTCTGATTGGATCATTCCGTTAGTGCTTCTAGTTGTTGCGATAGCACTTACTATTATTTACAAAGGAATAGCTTTAGAGGAAGGTTTAAACTATGTCACTATTGTTAATGGTATTGTTTATGGAATTTTAATCGCAGGTGTAGCAGTATTTGGAAATCAAATTTTAAAACAAATATCTAAGAGGGAGTAATAAATGCACTGGAAGGATAAGAAAAATAAACAAACTTTAGAATACCACAATATAGATAAATGGCATGAAATGGGTTTTAAGGGTAAAGGAATAACTTTCTGGGAACTTGAAGGAAATGACGAACACGGATCATTGGTAAAAGAAATATTTAAGCTCGTAGCTCCTGAAGCAGAAATTATTCTAAGCAGCTTATCAACAAGAGTCAAAGGAGACGAGATTCTTAGATGTGTAACAGGTTATGATAAAAAACTATATGATATAGAAGAATTCATAGATGAGTATAATGTAGATATAATAGGAGCTAGTCTAAGTTCCGATATGCCAGATCCTTTAAATAAATATTTAGATTCACTACCAATAATTTATGTTGGAAGTGCAGGAAACAATGGCCACGAAGGCGTAAGTGGTAAGCTTAAAGATATTGGAATAATGAGCGGAGCCATATATTTAAAAGATGGAGAGGTCCATAGAGAAAGATATTCAGCTGTTGGAGATGAACTTGATTTTGCGACTCTTCATGGCTGGCCAGAAGGAACGAGCTTTTCTTCTCCAACTCTAGCGGGGATCACAGCTCTAATAATGAGTAAGTACGGTTCTATGACACAAGAAAAAATGTATGAAGTTTTAAAAAGCATAAGTATAGATGTAGGAGTTGAAGGTACAGATGAGGATTTTGGAAATGGAGTTCCAATGCTACCTGAAGATGGAAAAATCAAAATGCTAGAAGGTGAAAAGTTGATAGATAACAAACTATATACAGTTGATGAAATAATTGAAAAATTAAAGAACTATGATAAAAAAGAATTTCACATACATCATACATGGGCTCCGGATATATCTGACTTCACAGGAGATAATCACGAAAAACTCCAAGATGCCATGAGAAACTATCATATACATGAAAGAGGTTTTGAAAATATAGCACAGCATATAACACAATTTCCAGATGGTAAGTTCATGATTGGAAGAGACTTTTCTTGGATACCAGCATCAAGTAAAGGTAAAAGAGACAACGGAAAGGCATGGAATCAAGGATTTGTATTCATGGTGGAAAATATAGGTAATTTTGACAAAGAAGAAGTACCTGAGATAATGAGAGATAATCTCGTTAAACTAGGTGCTTATTTTATTGAGGATAAAGGTACTGTAATATTTCATAGGCAGATGGATAGCTCAAAATCTTGTCCTGGTAATAAGTTTAACTACACTCACTATATTCAAGATGTAATTAATCTTGTAGAAGAAAAAAATCATTGGGCCGAAAAGCATTTTCAGAGCTTAAAGGCAAAAGGAATTATTATCCATGAAAGGAGATTTGAGGATGATATTGATAGAGACGAAACTTTTGTTATGTTTGACAGGGTTACTGACGATTATATTAAAAGAATTGATGATCTTCAGGAACAAATTGATAAAATCAAAAACTCTTAAAATACCGTCTTAAATATAGCCGAAATAAAGCAATGTAAACACATTGATAGACCTATAGTATTAAAATAATATAAATCTTTTTAATAATTAAATATAAGCCTTAGAATATAAAACGGGTAATTTCTACTTTAAATGGTAGATTTTACCCGTTTTTTTATGTTTTTGTGCATTATTTTCATTAAAACACTTGACAAGGTACGTACATAATGGTATAATTAGTCAAGAGTTAAGAAAGAGAGAAAAACAAAACCAAGGAGGAAATGAAAATGTTAAATAAAAATGAACTAAAAAAAATAATAAAAAATAACACATTCAAATATATGGGAATTAGAGGAACGGACGAAAAATTAAAAGTAGGGCAAATATTAGAAACATCTTATGAATGGGATTACGAATTAGATTTATCATCATACGAAACAGATCCAGTAGAACTTGGCGGGGTATGTGCAGTAGATGTAAGTCATGATAATCAACTTAATGATTGGGTAGATGAAGAAGAAGATATAGAAGAAGTTATAGAACATATAGAAGAAATGCTTGAAAAAGCATTGGAATATAAATATAATCACTACAGTTTGATAGTTTCCGAAACTAAAAACCCTTACGATTTTGATGAAAATGACAAAAACGAAATAATATTAGCAGATGCAGAAGTAGTAATGATAATAAAATAAGGAGGTAACAAAATGAAAACAGAAAGAATATATGTAAGAGTATCAGAAGAAGAAAAGAAACAACTAGAAAGAATGGCAAAAGAAGAAGGCAGGACACTATCAGGGTTAGTGAGATATACAGCACAAAAATATATGGAAAATAAAAAAGGAGAATAAAATGCCAAGAAATAAAATAAAACTTACAATAATGTACAAGGGATGGATGTTACCAACTTTTAAAGTATAGCTAGGCAACAAATTATTATCATTTAAGAGCTTAAAATACATATTACAACTAACTATACCATTCAAAAACATCTATCATTAAAACAAGAATTACAAGGGTATCATGCATTCGTCACAAAATAAGGGTTTTGCAACATAATATTTTATAATAAATATAAACAAAACTATTGACAATATAAATAAAAGATGATATTATTTATATAATAGGAGGTGAGAAAATGGAAGATAGAAAATATAGTTTAAAAGAATTAAGGGCCAGAAAAAATGTAACACAGGTAGAAACAGCCAAAGCAATCGGAATATCAGTCCCAGCTTATATAGCTTGGGAAAAAGATGCATCAAATGTAGGAATAAGCAATGTTTATGCTCTAGCAGAATATTTTCAAGTCGACATAAAAGAAATAAAATTAAGGGGTTAAATGGAGAGCAAATATGAAAACTGAAACATTAATAATAATTTCAATGATACTAATAATCATATCAATGATATTAATAACAGGAGGAAGTATTTATGGACAAGGAAATAATGGAGAGAAGGACACAGGAGGACATCAGGAGAAGCTTGAAAGAAGGAAACAAGATACTAAAGTCTTACAGGAATATATTAACTATAAATACTATAACCGTAATGCTCATATGGATATTGCTGATAACAAGACAACTACAATAGTCGCAATAGTAACAGCTTATGCACCGTTTGACAATCAGTCGGGCATGTGCAATGACGGAGACCCAACATCAACATCTACTGGAACATATCCTAAACATGGAACACTTGCAGCAGATCCGGAGAGAATACCATACGGAACAGAGATATATATCCCTGGATATGGACTGGGTACGGTGGAGGACACTGGCGGAGCATTAAGAAATGACAAGGAGAATATAAGGATAGATGTTTTCATGTCATCTTATGAAAATGCGATTTCTTTTGGGAAACAAGAGTTAGTTGTGGAAATAAGGAGGTAAATATGATATTTGATTATAAAAATGTAAAAGTCAATAAAATAAAAAATCTTATAGAAAAAAACAAAACAGTCAAAATAAATCAATATGTGATAACAAAGATACCTAACTTTAGATATAGACTTTATGATTCATCAACTAAGAAAACAACTTTTTATGATAGTTTAAATCTGATTTTAGAAGATGTTAATTTCTTTGAAAAAAACAAACAAATGTCAATCTTATAGGAGGACAGATGAAATATAACATCACAATCCCAGGAGAACCTCAAGGTAAAGGTAGACACCGAATGACTAAAAAAGGACACACTTATACACCCAAAAAAACTAAGGTTTATGAAGATACGGTTAAAATTATTTTTAAAAGCAAATATAAGAAACAACTAGAGGGAGAACTAATAGCAGAAATAACCGCATATTTAAAAATTCCAAAATCAGCAACTAAAGGTAAAAAACTTGCAATGAAACACAACGAGGTAAGACCTACAAAAAAACCTGATGGAGATAATATAGCAAAAATTATATTAGATAGTCTAAACAAGTTAGCCTATCATGATGACTCACAGGTAGTTGATTTAGTAGTTAGGAAGTGGTGGACATTGGATAATCCAAGAGTTGAGGTAGTTATAAGGGAGGAAGAATGAATAACTATGAAAGGCATTATATAGACATTATAGCAAGGGCTAAGAATCAAGAGATAGAAGATTTTTCAGATGAAGAAATTGAACGAGTATTTAAAAAGACAGTTCTTAAAACAAAGAATATAGAAAAATTTAAAGAATTGGTAGAAAAAGGGATAGGCCTTACGGATATATTTTCATTTAAGGAAGAAGAATTATTAGGTTTTTTAAGGAGGAAAAACAATGATAATAAAATATAATTCAAATAATTTAGAGGTTGAATTTGAAGGTAATACAGAAGAAGGAATAAAATTATTAAACCAGCTAGAAGGTCCTAAATATATAATGACTTTTGATGAAGGTAAATCGGGCGGAGATTTTACAATAAATCCAATGAAAGCAGTTAAAACTACAACAATTAAAAAACAAGGCTATCAACCAAAAGATGATGAAAAAAAATCAAAAGATAATCCACCTAATGTTGGAACATCTGCTCAATCAAAATCGATTAAAGATTATATAAGAGATATTATGCATCAAGAAATAAGACTTGCGGGGTGGAGCATATGATTAAATTCAAATGCAAAGAATGCGGAGAACTACAATATAGCAGCAATATAGAAATAGCACCTTGTATCAAGCGCGGCGGTAAAATAGAAGTTTGGAAAATAGAGGAGGAAGAATATGAGAACGGAAAAAGAGATAATGAACGAATTAGAAAGAGTGAAAAAAGAAAAAGAATTCAAGCAGGGAGATGTGAAGATTTCACTGATAAGCAGATATTGGACTCTTAAATGGATATTAGAGGAGGAGAAATAATGGAAAATAACGAAGCATACAAAGTTGAAACAGAAGAATGGAAAATAACAAACGATAGTGAAGCAGAATGGCTTATAGATAAAAACAATGAAGAACTTGTTGAAATTAGAGCATTTAAACAAAGATTATCCGACAAAATTCAGCAGTTGCAAGCGATGTTAGACAAGGAAAAAGAAAAGGAAGAAAGAATTTTAGAAACTGTAAATTATTACTTAAAAGATTATTTTTCTACAGTAGATGACAAACTAAAGAAAAAGACTAAAACACAGGAAAAATATAGGTTACCAAGCGGAGACATTATAAAGAAATATTCTAAGCCTAAATACAACAGGACAGAGGATCTAACTAAATGGGTTAAAGATAATAAACTTAACTATTTAAAAATCAAGGAAGATGTAGAGTGGGGAGAACTTAAAAAAGAGACTGAACTGGTAGGAGATAAGCTAATATACAAGCCTACAGGAGAAATCATTAAAGGAATAGACATAGAATGGTCCAATGAAATAATAGAGTTTAAGGAGAGATAAAATGAATAAAGTAGAAGTATGGAAAAACATTTCAGGCTATGAAGGATTTTACAAGATAAGCAATTTAGGAAATGTTAAAAGCCTAAAAAGAATTGTTAATTCAACTTCATATGGACATCCTACATCTTACATAAAAGAAGAAAAAATTTTAAAACCAATAAAACTTGGGAAATATAATGGGGTTCAATTATCTGTCAATGGAATTACCAAAAAAAAATATATTCACAGATTAGTTTTAGAATCTTTTACCAATAAAAACACTTGGAAAGAAACAGTAAATCATATAGACGGAATTAAGAAAAACAACAATTTAGATAATTTAGAATGGAACACATACAGCGAAAATAATTTGCATGCTTCACGAGTTTTGAAGCTGGGTAAATTTAGAAAAGTAGTTAGGATAAATCCTAAAAATAAAAAAGATATAAAAAAATATCCAAGCATAAGACAGGCTATGGAAGATATAAATTTAAAAAAGTTTGATAGTAATATTTCTAAGTATTGCAAAATGAAAAATGACAGAAAATATAAAGGATTTATATGGAGATATAAGGAGGATTACAATTATGAAAACTTCAGATAGTGTTGTAGAACTTTATTCAGCTTTTGTAAAATTTCAAGCAGAAATAAAGCAACCTAAAAAAAATGCAATGAACCCATTTTATAAAAATATGTACACAACTTTGGACGAAATAATAAAAACAGTAAATCCAATATTAACTAAACATGGGTTAGCATTTCTTCAAGACGTATCAAGTGAAGGTGAAAGCGTAAGTATAACAACAAGAGTAATACATAGTTCAGGTGAATGGATAGAAACAGAACCAATGACTCTCAGAACTGAAAAATCTACTCCGCAAGGTCAAGGTTCAGCTACAAGTTATGGCAGAAGGTATTCCTTATCAGCAATATTAGGCATTTCAAGTGAAGATGATGATGATGGGAACAATGCAGAACACGAGGATAAAAAAGCGACTAAAAAGGTGAATGAAGGCTTGTCAGAAGCACAGGTTAAAAGATTGTTTGCTATTGCTCATAGTGCTGGATATACCAGCGAGCAAGTTAAAAAACAACTTATAAAAGTATTTAACAAAGAAAAAGTCGAGGACCTAACTAAAAAAGAATATGACAAGGTATGCACAGGATATGAAAAGGCTAAAAAAGAAAACATAAAGGATTAGAATATGAATCCAAATGAAGTTATAGAACAGCTTAAAAATTTAGGAACTGAACTACATACAGCTAATAAAAAACTATATGAATCAGCTGAAGAAAAAGCTAAAGCAGAAAGAGAATATAGAAAAGCATTAGCTATTAGAGAACTAGAATTAAAACAAGAAAAATACCCAGCGACATTAATAATAGATCTAGCCAGAGGAGATGAACAAGTCTCAATGCTAAAACTAGAAAGAGACAAACAAGTTGCTATATATGAGTCTTGCAAGTACGAAATTAATGCATTACACGACCGGATAAGCATAGGACAATCAATACTTGCATGGTTGAAGAATGAATTTAAAGCGACAAATCAGATAAATGAATAAATATACAAAGGTACTAGAAAGAGATGATAATAAATGTTTTATTTGTGGATATAAGCCGGTACAAGTGCATCATATATTCTTCGGAGCGGAGCGAAGATTTAGTGATAAATATGAGGAATGTATGGTCGCACTATGTATAAATTGCCATAAGAAAGCACATGAAAACAAGGAATTTAATCTAACACTTAGACAAATGGCACAAAAGAGATTTGAGGACAAATATTCACATGAAAAATTTATGAAAGAATGTGGGAGAAATTATTTGTAGGAGGGAAATATGATTGAAACTATAGAAGTTAAAATATCAATAGAAGCAGTAAGGCTAGCAAATGATTATCCAGAGCTTACAGTTAAACAGGCACTTGAAAAAGCTAAGGAGATATATGGGTATAACAAGAATTGAAAAACTAAATCAATTAATAGAAAAAGTTAAAGGAGAAACTTTTGGCGATAAATTAAAAAAGGCTTGAGAGATTATGGAAGAAGATCAGGAGGTAGTTGATGAAGATTAATCCTTGTTACAGATGTGAGGACAGAAAATTACATTGTCATAGTAGATGCATAGCATACAAGAAATGGAAAAAATACAGTAATAAGGTAAATAAACAAAGACATAAAGATGATGATTACGGAGAATATATTAGTAAATTAGTGAAAGATAATAGGAGGACTAAATGAATACAAATACAGGAATAATTATAGGAAATCTAACAAGGGATCCAGAGCTTAAATTCATACCTAGCAGTGGCATGGCAATATGTGATATATCAGTAGCAGTTAATGGAATGAAAGATGATGATGTGTCCTTTATAGATGTTACAGCCTTTGGTAAAACAGCAGAAGCAGTTGCTAATTATACTAAAAAAGGTAGTAAGGTAGCAGTAACTTATTATCTCAAACAAGAGAGATGGGAGAACAAAGAAGGACAGAAAAGAAGTAGATTGAAATGTAATGCAACTAGGGTTGAGTTTTTAAGCTCTAGCGAAAAGGTGAAGGTTGATAATTCAGAGGATGAATTTTCTGGTATTGATGAGGATGATATATTTGAACCAACGGATGATGATATGGATTCGGAAATTCCTTTTTAGAGATAAAATAGTTGAATATAAGGGGATTAACCTCCCCTTTTTATTTAAAATAGTTCTTGCATTGTATCCTAAAGTATAGTATCATATAGATATAAGGGGGTGGAATAAATGAAAATATACAAAGCAGAACAGATAGCTGAAATATTACAACTAGATGTGATCACTATTTATAGATATATCAAAAGCGGCAAATTAGGAAGTTTCACAGTTGGTAGAGAATATAGAATAACAGAAACAGATTTACAGAATTATATGGATGAAAACAGAAATGTTAAAGGAGTGAACTAATGGCAGACAATAAAAGTTATTATTACTTAAAGTTAAAAGATGATTTTTTTGATAGTTCTGAAATAAAAGTTCTTGAAAAAATGGAAAACGGTTATAAATACAGTAATATATTATTAAAAATGTATTTAAAATCTATTAAGAGAGATGGACTTTTAGTTTTTAACGATAGAATACCATATAATGCAGACATGATATCGGCAGTAACCAATCATAACATTAATGATGTTAAACAAGCTCTAGTATTATTCCAAGATATGGGATTAATAGAAGTCTTATCAGACGGAGCTATATATATGCTGGATATCCAAAATTATATAGGAAAATCGTCAAGTGAAGCAGATAGAATAAGAGCATTTAGAAAAAACATTGAAGAAAAAAGAAAAAAACTATTGGGAAAATGTAAACTAGTAACACCAACCGATACAAAGGAAATCGTACAAATGTACGACAAGTGTACACCAAAGATAGAGATAGAGATAGAGAAAGATATAGAGAAAGATATAAATAGTCCTGTAGAGAAAAAACCCTATAAACCCATAGTAGATTTTCTAAATGATAAATGCGGAACTCATTATAGACATAATACAGACAAAACAAAAGAATCTATAAATGCTAGGATAAACGAAGGATTTACCGTACAAGATTTTGAGGTTGTAATAGAGAAAAAAGCTGATGAGTGGACCGGAACTAAATATGAAAAGTATCTTAGACCTCAAACACTCTTTGGAACAAAGTTTGAAAGCTATCTAAATCAAAACATAGTAAAAGAAAAAAAGGATTCTGATAATGGCAATGTATTTTTAGAGATGATGGAGGAGGAAGAATGAAAATGAATAAAAAGTCAGAGGTTGATAAAAAATTAAAGATAGAGGAATTAATTGATTTTTTTGAACTTAGGAATGGTTATAATATGAGAGAAGTTGTTGAAGATATGGTTGATAAAATAGGTTTATTAAATCATGAGACTATGGGAAAACATACTCTATCTATGGATGAATGTGATATACAGTGGGGAGAAAGTGGGCATGTGTGTATGTTAGATGAGTTTGTAGAAAAATACACAGACAAATTATTTGAAGGTGTTCTTAATGTTATAAAAAGTTATCTTGTTGAACAAAAGGAGAGTATAGATGAATGATAAAAATGAGTATATTAAATTGCTACAAGATGAAGTTAAACTGATTAAACTAGGAAATAAAAATAAAATAGGAGAATGTGGGATGTGTGGAATTAAAGTCAAGAAACTATACCAACGAAGAGTAGGACAAGTAGATTTTATGATATGTGAAAGATGCAAAGAGATTATGGATTAAGCAACATAACAAGAATTATATTAAATAAAGAGGATGAGTTGGAAAAGGAGGTAAAATATGACTAGAAAAGAAACCTTAGGGATAATGGCAATATTAAAAGCTAACTACCCTATGTACTACAAGAACAAGGATAAGCAAGACTTACAGGCAGTAGTAAACCTATGGCATGAAATGTTTGTAGATGATAGTGCAGACCTAGTTGTAAGAGCAGTCAAGATGTTTATAGCAACAGATGACAGGGGATTTCCGCCTGTTATAGGACAGATAAAAAAACGATTAATAGAGCTGTTAAATCCTAACGAGATGACAGAACAAGAAGCATGGAACATCGTTAAAAAGGCTGTTATGAGAAGTGGTTGGCATGCAGAAGAAGAATTTGAAAAGTTACCACCTGTAATTAAAAAGATAGTTGGAAGTGCTACTCAACTAAAAGAGTGGGGTTTAATGGAAACAGATAACTTTGATACTGTTATAGGTTCTAACTTTATGAGAAGCTACAAAGTTAAAGCTAAGAGTGAAAAAGAATATCAAGCATTACCGAGTGATATTCAAAGTCTTATAAGTGGTGTGTCGGATAAGTTGATGATAGAGGATAAGGAGGATGAGGGATGAAAAAGTTTGAGTATCAACAGTTTGAAAAAAGAAAACCAACAGGCATGAGAGTATCTGAAAGTGGTGGATTTGTAAGAATAATACATAAACCAAGTGGAATACATGTAACAAAATATAATAATCGAGATTATATAACTGCAAGAGAAGAAGCGGAGGAAGAAATTAGTTATCTGGTCGATATATGGGAGAGGAAGATATGAAACTATAGAAGGAATTTAATGATAGAGGATAAGGAGGAATGATATGACCGGGTATGAAAAAGTAATGTCTATGAGCTTAGAGGAATTAGCACAAACAGGAGTATGTCCTCACAGGTTTGGTTTAGAGGATGAAAATATATGTATCAAAATAGATAGCCTAGAAGGTTGTAGTGAATGTTTAAATATGGCTTTAGAGAAAGAATTAGAGGAGGAATAAAAATGGATAACAAAATGAAAGAAGTTGCAAAAATGTTAGGGGTAAAATTAGGAGAAGAATTTGAGGTAAAAACTAGGGAAGGTGTGAAGTATAAATTCACAGAAAAAGGTCTTGAAATTAAAACGTATTGTGGATATAGCAATTCTTATACTTTAGGAAAATTAATAAGAGGTGAACTAACAATTAAGTGGACACCTAAATCTGGTAATAAGTATTATTTTGTGTTTTCACGTTACCCCAAACCAATGAGACTATTATATTATAACGAATCAATGGCTGATAGGTTAATGTTAAAAAGAGGTATGATAACTAGAACAGAAGAAGAGGCAACAGAAAAGATGAAAGATATGGGTTGGTTGGAAGAATGATAAAATTAAAAGATAACTCAAATAAAGACTGTTTTGCGTATAGTAAAAAAGAATGTAAAGCACTAAATGATATGTACTGCAAGTATCAGGAGTGTAATTTCTATAAAACGAAAGAGGATCTAGAGATTGACGAACAAATAGCAGAAGAAAGGTTAGCAAGGATAGGCAGGAGGTAATATGAATAGAAAAGAGCTGCGAGAATATATCTGGATAAAACAAGATGTTGAAACTCTTAGAATGGAAATAGAAGAACTTGAGACTAGAGCAACAAATATAACAACTAATATAGATGACATGCCGAAGGGAAGTCCAAGAAAAGATAAACTAAGTTCAATAGTATGTCAAATAATTGAATTACAAAATAAAATGGATAATCAAATAATAAATGGTTATAAAAGGCTTAAAGCAATAGTAGATTTTATAGAAGAATTAGAAGGAAGAAATAGAATTGTTGCTAGATTAAGATACATGGAGGGGCTGTCATGGGATGAGATTTCTGATAGAACTAAGATAACTAGAAGGCATCTAAATAATATTAACAGGTATATATTTAAAAAACTAAATTAAAGTTCAATATTTCCTATTATTTCCAGGAATTAAATGATAGTATTAAGATAGAGCAAAGCTCTAAGGATAAGAGTTTTCATTTTATCCTCCTTATTTGGACCCTGATATAATGTATTGGGGTCCTTCCTTATTAGACAACAGCCTCCTGAAAACCTTGAGAGACAGGGGGAAGGCCTTCGGGCCATATAGATATATAAATAGATGGTGATGTAATGAATAAAGAAAGAAAATATAAAAATGTATCAGTAGATAAATTAGTACCATATATAAACAACACTAAAACACACTCCAAGGAACAGATTAAAAAAATACAAAGCAGCATCAGAGAGTTTGGGTTTGTAAATCCCATATTAATAGACGGGGCTTATAATATAATTGCAGGTCATGGCAGATTAGAAGGTGCAAAAGCAGAAGGTTTAAAAGAAGTGCCTTGTTTATTTATTGAAGATTTAACAGACACACAAATAAAAGCTTATAGGATCGCTGATAATAGAATTGCAGAAGATGCTGAATGGAATATGGAACTCTTAACTATAGAGATGGAAGATTTAGAAGACTTATTTACTGGATTTGACGCAGAAGAGTTTGATGAGATTATGGGTATTGATAAAGAAGTAGTTGAAGATGATTTTGAAGTTGAATTACCTGATGAGACTAAATCTAAGTTAGGAGATATATATCAATTAGGAAAGCATAGGTTAATGTGTGGCGATAGTACAAGTGAGAGCTATGTTAATCTATTAATGGATGGTAATAAAGCAGATATGGTATTTACAGACCCACCTTATGGAATGTTTTTAGATGCAGATTATAGTGATATGAAATTGGGGTTTAAAAATACAACTGGCGGGAAAAAATATGAAAATGTTATAGGTGATAATAATGATTTTATACCTGAATTAATAACTACAATATTTGATAATTTTAGCTATTGTAAAGAAGTATTTATATGGGGTTTTGATTATTTTGCAGAGCTGATACTTAATAGGAATAATGGGAGTGTATTTGTGTGGGATAAAAGAGGTAATGACAATGATGACACAGCAAATGATGAATCTAGTGATAAAATGTTTGGCTCTACATTTGAACTATGTTGGAGCAAGGTAAGGCATAAAAGGTTAATGGCTAGGATAAAATGGGCGGGTATATTTGGACTCCCCAAAGAGTTTGATAAGAAAAGACATCATCCAACACAAAAGCCCATTGAATTATCAAGTTGGTTCATAAGCAGATACAGCGAAGAAAAATCTAACATAGTTGACTTATATGGTGGTAGTGGCTCAACATTAATAGCTTGCGAGCAACTAGATAGAATATGTTACATGATGGAACTAGATCCTAAATATATAGATGTAATAATAAATAGGTGGGAACAATTCACAGGGGGTAAGGCTGTGTTATTAAATGAATAAGTTTGTGAAGGAATTAAAAGTATATAGGCACTTACTACCCAGGCAAACTATAAAGACACTAAGAGGACAAGCCTTATCAGGAGATACAGTCGGAGCTGCAAAGGGATTAAAAACAGTATTGAATACAGCCAATGTAATGAGCATGGCACATAGACAGACAAGAATAATATTAAAACATGAGAACGGAGATTATAAAGGACAATTTATAATTAGCCTTAAAGAGGCACACAGTGCATGTAAAAATTAAAAATATAAGTATTGAGGTGGTGATGTGGCTAAAGGAAAATATCAAAAGTGGTTAACAGATGAAGGATTAACATTAATAACAGGATGGGCAAGAGACGGATTAACCAACGAAGATATAGCTCACAATATTGGAATAACAAGAAAAACACTACAAAAGTGGTTAAATAAATATAGTGACATAAGTAACGCCTTAAAAGAAGGCAAGGAAGTTGCAGACTATAAAGTGGTTAATGCTTTATATAAGAGGTCACTAGGATATGAATATAAAGAGATACAAACAACGGTTGAGGATATTGAGGGGAAGATTAGAAAAAAGAAAATAATAACAGAAAAACATATGCCTGCTGATACAACAGCTATAGCAATATGGTTAAACAATAGAAGGCCTAAAGATTTCAAAAGAAACAGAGGAAAGGAAGATTTAGACAAAGATAAGTTTGAACACGAAAAGAAAATAGATAACAAAAAGTATTGGTGATGATATGGACAGACTACATCAATTTTATACAAGCAAAGCATGGAGGGAATTATCACATAATCTAAAAATCAAGCGTGGCGGTAAGTGTGAGAGGACAGGAGAAATATTTATTGATATGTCTCAACTTATAGCACATCATACAATAGAACTAACAGAAGATAATATAGATGATTCTAGTGTAGCACTTAATCCAGAACTAATAGAAATCATAAGTCATAAGGAACATAACAAGGAACATAGAAGATTCGGACATAAGAAGAATGTATATATAGTGTATGGTTCTCCGTTGTCAGGCAAAACTACTATGGTTAGAGAGCTTATGCAGTATGGTGATATAGTGTTAGACCTTGACGAGATATGGAAGGCTGTATCACTACAAGAAGAATATATCAAGCCTAACAACCTAAGATTTAACATATTTAAAATGAGAGATGATTTACTGGAACAAATTAAAATGAGATATGGGAACTGGTATGATGCATATATTATTGGAGGTTACCCAGAGAAATATGAGAGGCAGAGATTAGCAGAAGAACTAGGAGCGGAATTAATTTATTGTGATAGTACAAAACAAGAGTGTATAGATAGAGTTGATAAAAGCAACAAACCTAGAGCTTGGGTAGATTATATAGAGACATGGTGGGAGAAGTACAGTGGATAACCCCCCTATTTTGATAGTTTATTGGAGATAGCCATAC